ATTGATAAGGGATGCGACTTGTGCCCCATTGAGTGAAGCACCACCAAGCATATCCTCGTTTGAAGGTTGTCCAGCGGGTGTCTGCTCGCCCTGGGCTGGGGTTGCTTGTGCTTGTTGTGAATCTCTGGTCAATCCCTCTGCGGCGATGTCGGAAATCGTGTCGGCTGAAACTTCGTATTCCCCTGCCAAATCCTTAATCAGCTTCGCTTCAATAGCCCTTTGTCGCATAGCACTTTCAAAGTCTTGACCACGCTCGGCGTAGATATCGGCGGCGGTGCGGAGTCCAGTCTTGAACTCGGAGATTGCGGAAGCGGATTCCCGCCCTAAATCAATCGAGACATTAGCCCCAAAATTAAAGATGCCCCTAGTCGTTCTGCTTCCGACATTGTTCTCAATCAATCCCCTTGCCACTCCATCAGCAATTACGATGTTCTTAATTGGTCGCAGAACTTTATCATCTAGGAGCTTCTGGTATCTGCGGAAGGTTCGCCCTGCCTGTTGCATTTCCAGTCTGGCGGTTGGCCCCGACATGGCAGAAGGGTCTACGGCGAAGCTATAAGGGATTCCAAGGCCAAGGCAGATGTTTCTTAAAAGAATCTTGTGGAACTCGGCAAATGCTCCGCTGGGTCGGCTTGGGCCGTCTGGGAAAACAATATCTTCACCTGGTTCTAGGTAGGAGATTTTGCCAGACTCAATCGCTTCCAGTTTAATCGTGTTCCCATTGATGTCGTCATCGTTCGTAAGACTGGAAAGATCGGAAGCGTTGTTGTTGTTCCGCTTAACTATCGCACTCTGTGATGATGCAACCTTGGCGGCCATCTTCTCAAAATTGACGATTTCATAAATATCGGTTGCGTCATTGATTGCCGTGTGGAAAGCAGAGATTCCCCTGTATTGGTCAATGCGGAGTGGGTCGAACAAGTGGAACGCTTGGCTCGCTGAAATGGTTGCCTGATAGGTGTAAAAATCCCCGATGCTTCGATTGAAAATATCGTAAGCGGTTGGCGAACCTGTGTCTCGGTCAATGTGGATTCCACCAATCAAATCTAGGCTTGTGTAGGTCTTGTATGGGTCGCCAAGTCTATCCGCTTCAATGCCTTGTATCTTTAGATTGCCGTCCTTGTCTCGAACCAAAACGAAAAGGAAATCACCATCCCGGAGCATTGACATCATCGCCACCTGCATAAGCGTTGAGCCAGTATGCCTTGTGGTAATGTCGCACTTGTCCCACCACTCGCCCCAATACGCTTCGACTTCGGTATTAACTTCTGGGTTCTCGGTTCTGGCTTGGTAGGAAATGTTGGCGGCCGTGTGGCTTGCGAACTTCATTAGGATGGAGCGAACTAGGCCGACATTCTCTGCCAAATCCCTAGCCCTTTTCATCAGCTCCACTCGGTCGTAATTGGAACGATAATCTTCCGCACCAGAAAGGGAACTCGGGCCTTTGCGTTCCCTTGAATACTTCACCGCATCATATTCAAAGTTTTTAATCTTTTGTCTGGCAATTAGCCTATCCACCGCACCCTGCGGATTGACGAAAGCAATCGCCTTATCGATCAGATTGAGAGACGCTTTTTTCACGAGCCAAAGTTTGCGTAGGTTGTGCGGATTCGAGTGCCAGAAGCCTGCTGGATGGCTAGGGTCAATTCCGCAATCGTATCTCTTACTTCACCGAGATTCGCCCTTGAGAACGAACGACCAGCTATCGAATAGCTTGAACCCGCCACCGCAATCGCTTCCAAACAAGTGACATATTTATCACGCAGAGAAGTTAGGGTGGCTAGGGGTAGCCCAATAAAATCACCCTTCGCCATGTTCCACCTCCTCTGTCAAACTTGCGGGAGAGACTTTTAAGCGTCCATATAAAGCCGCACCCACTATGTTCATGCACTCACAATCCATTAAGTGATTGTGCTTTCCGATCTGTTTCCAGACAAGCCTTTCCCTTCCTGTCATGGGGTTTTTCACCCGCACTTTTGCTTCTGCTTCCATGTGAACCCGCCAAACATCGGGGGTATCCAAGGCGATGTAACCGGGTTCTTTGATTAGGTTGGAAAGGATGTCTTTGAACGATGGGTTAGACCATCGCCAGACTGGGCAGAACTTCCACTTCCACCCCGCCTTTGATTGAACCGCCTTCCCGCTGAATGGGTCGCCATTGGCAATTCTGGCATAGGGGCGTTGGAGTGTTCGCTCATCTACAATTTCAGAGAAGCTATTTCGGTCTGAGCCTACCAAGGCAATCCAGCCGTTCTTACAGCAGTTGAAATAAACATCCCTTGTCTGGTCGCCCGAATCGCAGAATACGCACTTGGATTCCACCTTAAACTCTTCGGCCTTGGCTTGGATGTCGCCCCAAGTCTCAAGCCGCCCAGCCCATACCAGCCTTGACTTTCCTTGCAAATCCCAAGCCCTCACAACGCACCAAGCGTGGAATCCCCCCGCCTCTTGGATGTCGCAAGACATAATCAGCTTCTCATTAACTCTGACCTCGCCCATTTTGTAATCACCCGCCACAATTTCCATCTTCTCGCTTTCGTGTTCCATCCAAGGCTCTGCTAAAACTCGGTTCACAAAGTCTTGTAGCCCTATGATTCCATTATATTTATCTTGTAAGAACTTCACAGCTAAACTTCCAAAGCTAACCCAAGGGGCATATAGGCCATTCAAATGATAAGAGCGTCTAGCTGGCTCTCCCTTTAGATTGGTTGCCCTCCACTCGCCCTCTCGAAGCATCTTGGTTTTCTGTCCGTCTGTAATCTTGCCCTTGCACTCCTCGCACTCGTAGTAGGTCGAGGATTTTACCAACTTAAAATCATAAACCCCATCCTCAATCTTGGCGGCCTCGTCCCACTTTACTTGCCCCCAAACTAGCTTTTGTTTGAATCCACAATGAGGGCAAGGAACGAAATAAAAACGCATATCCCCTTTTTGCCACTCGCTCCAAATGATTGAGTCGGCAGTTGTGGGTGTGCTGGTTGCTATGATGAGATGGTTTGGATAGGTGCTGACTCGTGCCTCTGCTAGTTGAACTGGATTAGCCTCTCGCCCCGACCCCGCTTGCTCTGGAAACTTATCGACCTCATCCATACATAGCAACGCAATCGAGCGACTGGAAAGAGCCGATGGGCTAGTGCCAGCCCACCAGACCGAGCATCGCTTGAAGTGTTGCTCTAGGATTTTGATTTTGTCGGTGTTGTCTGGCTTTTCTTTCGCAAGGGCTGGGCAATCGTCAATCATTGGCAACCACCTAGTTTCTGTGAAAGACCTAGCAAGATGCTCGCTGGGCATTACCCACAAGGCTGGGCAAGGTCTCTCTGCTATTCGATACGCTAGGCCAGCTAGAATCGTTGTGGTCTTGCTTGTTTGTGCTCCCCATACCAATACCACCCTACGAATCGAATCATCGCCAAAAGCATCTAGTGGTTCACGGACATAGGGCGTGAGAGTTGTCGAATACGCTCCGGGTATGTTCGTTACTCTTGCGGAAAGGGTTAGGTTTTTCTCTGCCCACTCTGGAATCGAAAGTTGTTCCCTTGGCTCAAACAAAAGGCGAGCGAAGTTCTTGGCCTCATCAATCTTGTTCATATCGCAAGAGTGAGTTGGTTCTCATACTTTTTGGAATATGAATCGCCACCATTAGAATAGTCCTCCCAAGGTATAAACTTGTAGTATCTACGGATCACCCACCTTTGGAATTTCTTTAGCTCTGGGTTGTCGTTATTATACACCATTGGGTAGGGCAATAATCCCATTTTATCCATTGTCTCGAATCTGTAATAAATGTCCTCAAATTTCTCACCCGGCCAATATCCACAAAGAAAATAAACCATAATATGTTGTGGCCTTATCCCAGCACCCATAAGCGTATTTATCCCACGCAAAAATATGGCCTCATCTTTTCTGTTGTCCCAAGCCGTGTAGATTCTTTTGCTCTTAAACTGGTCATCCCTATATTTTATCTTCGCCAATTCATTCGCTCCCTCTTTGTGAATTAAGCGAACATTTATCCCTTGGTTGAATGAAACCTCAAAATCGTTTTCTAGAATCTCCTCTGTCTTTTGCTTCCAGTTTGGTTGCCCAAAAAAATCGTTGTCTAGTAATATAATTTGCTTGGGGTACGGCTCGCCCCTCCAAATTTGCTTTATTGATGAATTGTCTCTTATTCTCCCCTCTTTGGTTGGCACAACACAAAACGAGCATTTTAGGCGGCAACCTCTTTGGCTAAAGCCTATTGATTGCTTGAATGATGGATATATTGAATAATCGTATTCATCAAAATCTGTCCCAGTAATTTCCTCTATGGTCTGCACTTTACCCGACCCAGTTCCCCCAATGGTTGCGTTTGGGAAGTTTGCTAGAAACAAATCTCTTGCTGGCTTGCTCCAAGCAAAAATAGAACTTCCATACACTCTATCATAATCTCCCTCCCAAAGTTCTTTCTGTATTGATTTGCTGAAATATACTTGGTCGCCTTGTTTTTTATGCCAAGCAGACAACTTCATTAGGGCAAGATTTGGAAGTTTGCCGTCTAAATGAGTAATTCTTACTTTCATACAAAATTTAATTTGTTCTATGTTCGATAGCAAACTCCTCGCCGGCTCGCATCATATCATCCGACATATCTCCCACCTCTTCAATCCACCAATCGTCAATCGTGATGCACATTGTGTACCATTCCTCGCCAAATCTAAACCTATGCTTTGTGACTGTATTATTGTTCATCTCTTAACCAGATAATCTTTCGCATACGCCCAAGCGGGGTTCATATGGATTTGATGATGGCACTCGAAGCACACCGCCAAGAAGAACTCCACCTCATTGAGCCTATCCCCGAACCTTCCTCGCCTATGGTGAACTTGGCTCGCCATCTTGCATCGGCACACTTGGCAAATTGGATTGTTGGTTAGAAACTTCTCTCGGACATCTTTATAGACTTCGTTCTGGCCTTTTCTCTTTGCAGATACTCGGCGTAGTTTCCCGCCTCGTTTGAGTGGGGTTTTGCGTTTAAGTGGAGAGCGTTTCATCGGTCAAAGAATGGAAGCACTATGCCAAGGATTGCGATTGCTACCAGTAAAACAATAAAGCACTCGTTCATTTGAATGCTCCCTCTGCTTTCTGAATGGTCACAAAGATTTGATCGATGCCCTCTTGGATAGCCCTTTTAGCACATTCCGGGTCGCTGGGATTGGCTCTGGCGGCCAAGCTCGAAGGCATGGCATCCATTAGGTTTCTAATCGCTCCCAGCCATTTCCCGAACATCTCCCGCACTTCGTCCATCCGAATCGTTGCCCTGGTCAATTCTTCGTAGCGGGCGTGTTCCATTTCGGCTTCTGCAACCCGCTTCTTGGCTTCGCCCCAGCCTTGGACTGCCGCTCGCATGGCGATTGGGTTTTTGTTGTTTGCCGCTGTTGCCACCAATGAGTAGGCAACTACCTCGGCCTGCTTCGCCCGATTCAATCTGCCAAGCGGAGTTTTCGATTTGTATGACTCGGCATCCAAGTCTTTCAATGGTTCGGAGGAGTTCTGGGATGGTGTTCGGACTATCTGTGCCTTGCTCACCCGCTTCTGGTTTGCAAGTCTCCACCTTTGAGCGTCTGCCTCGGAAGTAAGGGGCATTCCCCGCTTTACCATTCGGGACAACTGCCCCGCATCGATGCCCCACTTTTCTCGGAGTTCTTTTTGGGTAATCATTGGCTATAGTAATTGCGGAGGGATAGTTCCTATTCATTTGGCAAGCGTGGCCTTTTTGCCAGTAAGGTTTTCCCATCGCTTCACAATCACATCGCAGTAGTTTGGGCTGATTTCCATTCCGTAGCATTTTCGCCCTAATTGCTCGGCGGCGATGAGGGTTGTGCCAGAGCCGCAGAATGGTTCATAAACTAATTCATTCTTCTGAGAACTATTTTCCATAAGCTTTGCCACAAGCTCAACTGGTTTCATTGTTGGATGAAGCTTGCTAGATGATGGCCTTTTAAATTCTAATATGCTTGTTTGAAACCCTCCATAGAATTTATGTCCCCCCTTTTTCCATGCGTATAGGATGGGTTCGTGCTTGTAAGCATAATCAACTCTTCCAAGAACATGATTATTTTTAAGCCAAATAATTTCATGCCTTGGCTCAATTCCCGCCCCCATCATCATCATCATCAACATCATCATCTGGTCGCCGCCTTGTGGCATAAAGCAATAAACAACGGCCCCCGGAGCCATTGATTCATTCATCCTTGCAAACGCATCTTTCCATAATTTTTGAGTTTCCTCTTTTGATAAGTGGTCGTTCTCTATTTGCGATTGAACTCGATTGCCTTTATCTATTTCGTTTAAAAATTTATTCTTATCTGCATAAGAAACACCATAGGGCGGGTCTGTGATTACAAGGCTTGCCTTTTGTCCTTTAGTTAGAATGGCAACATCTTTCTCGCTGGTTGAATCCCCGCAAAGAAGGCGATGCTCGCCTAGAATGTAAAGGTCGCCCGGCTTGGTAATCGCATCTACTGGGACTTCTGGCACTTCGTCCTCGGTTACTTCTGGCGGTGCGTCCTCCATCATCAAAGCAATCTCATCCATCCCGAACCCGGTAATTTCCATATCCAGATCGCCAGTATCGATTTCCTCTAGGATGTCTTTGAGCATTGGCATATCGAACTCTCCACTCAACTTGTTCAAAGCTATGTTGGCCGCCTTCTCCTTTTGCTCATCCAGATCAACCGCCCAAACATCCACCTCGGTTTTACCCATCGCCTTATAGACCTTGAGCCTCTGGTGGCCTCCGACCACATTTCCAGTTCGCACATTCCAAGTGATCGGCTGGATGTTTCCAAACTCCGCTAGGCTCTTAGTTAATCGACCCATCGCCTCGTCTGTAATTTTCCTTGGGTTATATTTTGCCGCAGAGATTTCGCTTATTTTTTTAGTTAGCAAGCATGGATATTTCATATTGATTAAATAAGTTACGCAAGATTCGTGGTGTAAGTGTTTGACATAAAGGTTCTTCGGTCAAGTCTCACAAAAAGGTCGCGCTTCGGAACC